AGAGATCGCCCAGACTGACGGCCAACAAAAGCTCCCCGCGAACCGTTATCTCGCTGGCTTCGAGTGGGAGAAGAACAATCGTGGTCGACCCAGCAAAGAAGAAATGGCTGGGGAACTTCGGAAGCAAGCAAAAGTCTTGGAGTCCGAAGAAGACGACGCACAAAGGATCGGACTAGTTAAATGAAGTGGCTCACCGACAAAGTGGCCTGGATCTTGTGGAAGGTGTTTGGAGGTGACAATGGGTCACGCGACTAAAAGCCACATCAAGGCCCAAGACAAGTACCAGAAGTCACCGGAGCAAGTCAAGAAGCGGGAGAACCGTAACAAGGCTCGTTACCAGATGATGAAGGCTGGTAAGGTCAAGAAGGGCGACGGCAAAGACGTCATGCACAAGAATGGGAACGCACTGGATAACCGGCGTTCCAATTGGGGCGTGGGGTCTCAACATAAGAACCGAAGCTACGCCCGCACTAAGGGCGCACATAAGAAGAACCCTCACTCTTGAGTCGTGCACAGGAAATCCGAGAAGCTGCTGAGTCTGACCTCGAAACGTTCATTCGTCTCGTGTCGCCTAAGCGTGTGCTCGGAGGGGTGCACCAAGAACTTTGCGCGTGGTGGACCCGGCAAGAGGCTAAGCATCACCAGCTAGTCTTGTTACCCCGAGACCACGGCAAATCAGCTCTCGTCGCGTACCGGGTCGCTTGGGAAATCACCAGGCGTCCAGACGTCCGTATCTTGTACATCTCCGCCACCAGTAACCTTGCGGAGAAGCAGCTTAAGTTCATCAAGGACATCTTGGACAGTTCGATCTATCGTCGATACTGGCCTGAGATGACCCATCCTGAGGAGGGGAAGCGTGAGAAGTGGACCAATAGTGAAATTGCGGTCGACCATCCGCTCCGCAAAGAAGAAGGCATTCGAGATCCTACAGTGTTTACTGGGGGTCTCACTACTAGTCTTACTGGGATGCACTGTGATGTTGCTGTACTGGATGACGCTGTGGTCTTCGAAAATGCCTACACCGAAGTGGGACGAAACTCTGTAAAGTCTCAGTACAGCCTGCTGTCGTCCATCGAAGGCGCTGAAGCGCAAGAATGGGTTGTCGGTACTCGGTACCACCCCAAGGACCTGTACAGCGAGATGCTGGAAATGGGTGAAGACCTGTACGACGACGACGGTGAGATCATCGGCTCTGAGCCCATCTACGAGATCTTCGAACGCCAAGTGGAAGACGCTGGGGACGGCACTGGGGAATTCCTGTGGCCTCGTCAACAACGGTCTGACGGTAAGTGGTTCGGCTTCGACAGGAAAATCCTGGCCAGCAAGCGAGGCAAGTATCTTGATAAGACACAATTTAGAGCCCAGTACTATAACGACCCTAACGATCCCGGCGAGGCTCGGATTGATAGATCCAAATTCCAGTACTACGACCGGAACCTCTTGTCTGACTCCAACGGTGGTTGGTACTACAAGGATAAGAAGCTCAACGTGTTCGCGGCGGTTGACTTCGCGTACAGCCAATCTAAGCGAGCTGACTATACCGCCATTGTGGTTGTGGGAATGGATCGAGATGGATACATTTATGTACTCGACGTTGACCGGTTCAAGACCGATCGGATCACCGATTATTTTCAACATATCCTCGACCTGTTCACGAAGTGGGACTTCCGCCGTCTCAGTGCTGAGGTCACAGCCGCTCAACAAGCAATCGTCAGGGAGCTGAAAGATAGTTACATCCGACCGTATGGTCTATCACTCTCCATTGTGGAAACCAAACCCACGAGGCACCAAGGTTCTAAAGAAGAGCGAATGGCTGCAATTCTTGAACCGAAGTACGAAAACCTCTCAGTCTGGCACTACAAAGGGGGTAACTGTCAAACCCTCGAAGACGAACTCGTAATGACCCACCCACCGCATGACGACTGCATGGATGCTTTGGCCAACGCCATCGACATTGCAGTCCCACCGAGCAATCGGGCGTACGGTGGCCAGTCTCGTTCTAATGTTATCACTCACTCTAGATTTGGTGGAGTAACCTTCTAATGCCTGTAGGCAATCGCGCACTTAGTCTGCACGACTTCTTGCAGCCCAACCCGATGGCGACTCAAATTGCCAACAAGTTCCAAGAGTGGGAAATCCTACGGAACGTCTGGGCGGCTGAAAAGCGGGAAATCCGCAACTACATCTTTGCAACCGACACCATGCAGACGTCTAACCAGTCGCTGCCGTGGAAGAACTCGACGCACCTCCCGAAGCTGTGTCAGATTAGGGACAACCTACATGCTAACTACATGGCGGCTCTGTTCCCGAATGACCGGCCCATCAAATGGGAAGGTGACGACGAGTCCAGCGAAGCAAAGCAAAAGCGGCTCGTAATCGAGTCGTACATGGAAAACAAGATCCGTATGTCCGGGTTCAGGACCGAAGTGTCGAAGCTTCTCCTGGACTATATCGACTACGGGAACGTCTTTGCCATGGTCGAATTCTGCAACGAAGTCACAAAGGACCCGGAGACTGGTGAAGAAATCCAAGGATATGTCGGACCGCGAGTCGTGCGTATTAGCCCTCTCGACATTGTCTTCAACCCTACAGCATCAACGTTTGCAGAGACTCCAAAGATTATCCGTACTCTTACTACGCTCGGAAGTCTCAAAGCAGACATCGACGAGCACCCAGAGTCTGGATACCTCGAAGAAGTATTTGATCTGATTGTCTCAAACCGTCAGCGGTTCAGTGGTACTAGCCAAGGGGACTTTGCTAAGTCCGAAGGCTATCAGTTCGACGGCTTCAGTTCGTTCTGGCACTACTTCACTGGTGACTATGTAGAGCTCCTGCACTTCTACGGTGATCTGTACGACGTCAGAACTCAGACGTTCTACAAGAACTACATGATCACGATTGCGGATCGCTGCCACGTTGTGCGTATGCAACCCAATCCCTCGTGGCTGGGTAGCTCTCCGGTGTTCCACGCTGGCTGGCGTCTACGCCCCGATAACCTGTACGCCATGGGTCCCTTGGATAACTTGGTCGGTATGCAGTATCGCATCGACCACCTGGAGAATGCCAAGGCTGACGGTTACGACCTGATCATCCACCCGGTGATGAAGGTCAAGGGGATCGTCGAGGACTTCGAATACGGACCCAACGAACGCATCTTCATCGGTGACGATGGGGACGTGGAATTTGAGCGGCCCGATACCACCATGCTCAGCGCAGACACCCAAGTTGCGATGTACGAGCAGAAGATGGAAGAAATGGCTGGTGCTCCCAAGCAGGCCATGGGCTTCCGGACCCCCGGTGAAAAGACCGCGTACGAAGTCCAAATCCTGGAGAACGGCGCTAATCGGGTCTTCATCAACAAGACCAGCTACTTCGAGGAAGTCTTCATTGAACCTATTCTCAACGCTATGTTGGAAGTCGCTCGCCGCAATATGGGTCTCGCCGATGTTGTACGCGTCGTGGATGACCAATTTGGCGTTGTCAACTTCCTCAACGTCACAAAGGAAGACATCACCGCTAAGGGTAAGATCAGGCCAATCGGTGCACGACACTTCGCCCGAAACGCGAACCTGATCCAGAACCTCACCCAGCTGGCCAACAGCACTATCGGTCAAGATCCCGCTGTGAATGCCCACATCTCGGGCAAGCGCCTCGCGTATCTGGTCGAGGAACTGCTAGATATCGAACGGTACCATCTGGTTCAAGACAACATCCGCATCACGGAAGCTCTTGAGACTGAGCAAGCCAAGGCTGAAGCTCAACAGATGCTCCAAGAGCAGGGTCCGGCCATGGGGACGCAGCAACAACAGCCGCAACCCAAGGTCAATCCGCAACAACAACTTCAAGCCGGTCTGACTGGTGGGGCAAGTCCTACTAGTAATCCGGGCGCAGGTATGAATGCAAACCCTCTGGTTTCAGCACCTTCCAAGTAAAGAGCAAGAAGAATTCAAGTCATTAGTGCTATCGTCGCATAAAGTACTTGACAGATTGCGTGAAATCGTGTATAATAAGATAAAGAGTGGAGAGATGTCCAGAAAAACGGACTATGACAATCCCTCTTGGCCGTACCTCCAAGCCGACAAGAATGGAGAGCAACGAGCCTATAAAGAGATGCTAGATCTCTTGACATTCAATTCGGACAACGAATTACCTAAGACAAGTAAGGACCCTGAAACTGTCTGAAATTTTCCAAGACAACGGAACGAGCGTAAATCCGCTAGAGACCCTAGTTGGTGAAGGCAAGAAGTATAGTTCCATTGAAGATTTGGCCAAGGCGTACACCCACGCTGACCAAATGATCGAAAACCTGAAGCGTGAAAACGGCGAGATGCGGGATGAACTTCAAACCCGCCTTAGTGTCGCTGATCAGCTCCAACGTTTTCAACCGAATGCGGCTCCCGTAGAACCGAAGGTAGATACCCCGCCTGCTGGTGATCGGAACCTCTCTGATGAGGATTTGATTGCTCGTATTCGTCAAGTGGCTCAAACCGAACGTGAACAAGAACGCGTTACGGCTAATCTGAACACTGTTGCTGCCCGTCTCGTAGAACTCTACGGCTCGGACGACAAGGCCAAGGAAGTGGTTGCCCAAAAGGCTTCCGAGCTTGGTGTGTCGGTGCAGTTCCTACAGTCCGTTGCACAGACTAGCCCGAAGGCTTTCTTCAATCAGCTCGGTGTTGATCAACAGTCGCAAGTGCACACTCCGCCGGCCCCTCGTGGTACGGTGAACCCGCAAGCGACGACGTCTGGTGGCGTGCAACCTGGTTCGTACGAATACTACGAGGAAATTCGTAGGTCGGACCCGAAGCGCTACTTCTCTGCAAAAACCCAAAACCAACTGATGAAGGACGCTATGGAGGGTCGTTACACCCCCCGCTAAGTGTTCCTTCTTAATAGGAGCATCCCTTGTCTGGTATGAATGTCGCCAATAGCGACGCTCTGATCCGCTCGCAGGTCTGGTCCGGTCAGCTCAAAGATGTGCTGCTCGATCAACTGCAAGCCCGTCAGTACGTCAATTGGCTCACTGATTTCCCTGATGGCAATACCATCAACATCCCCTCCATCGGCACGATCGACTGGAAGGACTACGTTGAAGATCAACCCGTCGAGTATTCGGCTCTCGACACTGGTAACTTCACGTTCACCATCAACAACTACGTGTCGTCTGCCACGTACATCACGAACAAGGCCAAGCAAGATGGGTACTACATGTCCCAGCTTATCAGCCAGTTCGTTCCGAAGGAAGCCCGTGCTCTTGAAGAGCGCCTTGAACGGGACATCCTGAGGGAAGGTCAACCGAAGACCGGCAACCCCGCTGGCTATCAAGTTGCGGGCAACCAAAACCTGATCAATGGTGCGGCTCACCGCTTTGTCGGTTCGAACACCATCAACAGCAAGCAGACCCTCGGTCCCAGTGACTTTGCTCACGCACTGTACAGCCTGAAGAAGGCTAATGTGCCGCAAACGAACCTGATCGCCATTGTTGATCCCTCCGTGGAATACGTTCTGAACACTCTGACCAACCTGGTCCAAGTGTCAAACAACCCGCGCTGGGAAGGCATCATCAATGATGGTCTGGGCCAAGACATGCACTTCGTGAAGAATGTGTACGGCTTCGACGTCTACACTTCCAATCGACTCCCGCTGTCTGGTCAGGGTCAAACTGGTGGTGTTGAAACCATCAACTCGGTCGCCTCCACCGGAACCTCGGTGTGCAACCTCTTCTTCTCTGCTACGTCGGATATCCTGCCTTGGGTGGGCGCGTTCCGTCAGATGCCGAAGGTCGACGGTGAGTACAACAAGGACTTCCAGCGTGAAGAATATGTGACCACCAGCCGCTACGGTGTAAAGATCTTCCGTCCGGAGAACTTGGTCACTGCCCTCACCGACCCCTCGGTCGTTGTCTAATTAAAGGATCATAATCTATGGCTCCTCGCTGGACTAACGCTGACGGTCTCCAAGTCCCTTTCGGTAATTATTGGGCCGATCCCTCCAACTTCGTAAACCGCGCATGGACGCTGTCTACGATGGGAGCGGTCAAGCAGCTCGAAATTGACTTCGACCTCAGCCGTATTCCCACCGGTACCACGTCTTTCAGCACTGACCTGAACAACGACGGTACCGTTGGGAAGTACAACCGGCGTGGAGAACTGATCATCGGCGCATCGATGGCCAGGCGCCTGACCTGTGGAATTGCAGTAGACTGAACTCGAGCCG